GAGATGGACATGGCAACCAAGGCTCAACAATGCTTGGTGTGACCTCAAGGGTCTACGCTGACTGGACAGGTAAGCCAGCACCAATAGAAGTCATGAAGGCACTTACGCCTGATGATGTCGCTCCTATCTATAAGAAGAACTATTGGGATCGAGTTAAAGGCGATTCGCTTCCATCGGGCTTAGACTGGGCTTGTTTCGATTGGGCTGTGAATTCGGGCAGTGGTAGACCTGCTAAAGCTGTACAACGTGCTGTAGGTGCTACTCAAGACGGAGCTATAGGTAACCAGACGCTTGGCTTAGTTGCTGAGAAAGACCCTAAGTTCATCATCGACTACGTCTACACAGTCAGACAGGCATTCTATGAGAGCCTAGATGACTTTAAGCATTTTGGTAGAGGATGGAGCAGAAGAAACACTGAGACACTTCATCAGGCTATGGAAATGGCAAAAGAATGACAAAAAACACAGATCGTCCGACATAAGACAGCGATCTGTGTTTTTTGGAATCAAGTTGATACACCAGCATTTACAAGGCTTTAACTATAGTGCATAGTACGTGCGTTACTTAGGTAACAACGGAGAGCAGTAGCTAGACATCCTTGAGATGACTTCCCTGCTCTCCACCCACTTCAGTTATATAAACGCCATCATGGGCATCTAAAGAGGCCATTAGGTCTAATACTTGTTTGTAGTTGATGGCTACTAATTGAAACTCATTTAGTTCATCACAGAACTGTCGAATGAAACAAGTGCCATCATCTTCTAAGTACATCTCGACATCTTCAAACTTACCATCAGCATCTACTGATACAACTTTAGTATAGTTTGACTCTATTTCGACTGTGAACATGAGAAATACTTATCCCCCTGCTCTATCGGTATTTCTACTGTCATCCTTCGCATCCCACACTGAGGGCACTGTCGTTGCCTTCTTTTGCTTGGATAGCCATATTTGAAGTGGGGGATGGTCTCAATTATCCTAGTCTTCACCATGCACTTTGGGCAATGCGTTACACTATCTTTCATCACTGCTCTCTTTCCTTGCCCAAGGTCTCTGGGCATTCTTTCTTCCACCATTGGAACCACTGACCTGACGTGCTCTATGCCAATCCCAGTTGTCTCCAAATGCGTAGCTGTTAATTCTGAATGTCTCTCGCATTCTTCTGTTTTCAATATCTGCTACAGACTTGTGCTGTAGCAACAGCAGTTCTTCTCTGTTCATGTGCCTCTCCTTAGTTAATTTTAGATGTCTACAAGTTCACAAGTCCCACCAGTGCAAGCCAGTGTCTGTGAACCTTTGGTTGTGTCTTCTGACTCGTATTCAGACAGCTTCGTCCAATCGATTGCATCAGGCATGGCAAACAGTGCGATTTCATACTGTTCTTCATTGATGTCCTGATAGGGTGCTTGAGCATACGTGTGATCAAACCTTGGTAGGAAGCTGACACCAGACATCTCATCGAAATGCTTGTAGACAAACGCACCTACTTCCATCCATTCGTCATCCCCGACTGATACAGTCACTGATGGCTTATGGTCTGTGTAGTGACGCTGATACATCAGCCACATCTCCAGCTGTTCAATCGCTGTCATATCGTGACGTGTGACCGAGCCTTCTGGTGACTTCATAGGGAAGCTGAAGACAGTCGTAGTGTTTGGCTTCATCACACAAGGTTCTGATGGTATACCTTGGTCTGCAAGGAAGTGTGTCAGTGGGTCTTTATTGTCGCCACGTACAGTTCTGATGTAGTAGTCAGAGTGTCTCGCATGGATTCCGCTACTGCTATCTACAAGACTGGAAACCGTACCACTTGGCTTGACCGCCGTACACGCCGCCGACCTGTTGATACCTAACTCATCTGCAAAGTAGTTGTTAGTTTCTCTAGCAACCCTACGCCATGTACCTAGTCTATCCTCAAGTCCCTCTTCTCTTCCATTAGTCAACGTGCAGTCCATGATGCCTGTCATTGATACACCTAACAGTGCCTCGCGTTCTGTATTGTTTGTCCAACAATCACGTAAGTAAGGGAAGTGAGTTAAGGTTGCTTGGATAGTACCTAAGATAGTCGCAAGACGTATCTTGTTTGATATGTCAGCTTCAGTATCTGTAGCCCTAATGACAGCCTCTGTAAGATTACAGAATTGACCACCAGTTCCAACGATGCCTCTTGTCTTTGTTTCGCCAGTCTCAGGGTCTTCATATTCCTCAAGCTGTTGCCCTAATAACACGATTTCCGAACATGGATTCGTGCCGAACTCCCACATGTGATCTCTAGTCCCATCGCGTTTAGCTTTGTCTCTAGCCGCTTGGCGATTAAAGATACCACGCTCACCAGAACCAGAGGCCGCTAATGACGCCCACTCGTTCATGAAGTCTACACCGCTGGGCTTACTTTCGAAGGCCACTGAGTTGTTAGCGAGTGCATGGTGTGGATTGTCGATGTACCATTCGCCACTCTTAGCTGTACGCATTTCGTCATCAGACAAGTCACTTAGGCTGATCATCGCTGACCTACGCACACCACCAACCACAACTATCGAGCCGATCATGCACATGATGCTGTGGACATCTAAAGACGACAGCTTGTTACCCTGCTTTTTCTTAAAGGTGTCTATGGTGTGTTCAAACAGTTCAACCAGTGGTTCAGCACCAGATGCTCTGCCACCAAAGGTTTCCAAACGTGCACCAGCTGGTCTAACATTAGATACATCCCATGTCGGTATGTTGCCGTGGTTGTATAGTTCTTCAATGAGTTCTCTGTATGCCTTCGCCCAGCCTTCTTTGCTGTCTTCTACAACAATCCTATAGTCACCAGCTGTTAGCGTGGGTACGTCTGGTAGGCTATCTACATACTTCTTTTCGACAGAGAAGCCGACACCAGTGCCACATAGTAGAATAAAGAGAACTTCGTCAAAGCATCTCATGTGATCTATAGGTGTGTAGGAGCAGTTGTATCCAGCTGTATTGTCTCTGGACAATGCTTTACCAGCTGTCATCAATGCTCTCATAGATGGCATTACTTCTAAGTTTAATATTGCTTGCTCAATCTCATTGGCAATCTCACGGCTCACACGGGACTTAACCACGTTGTCTATGTATCGAGAGACAGTCTCAGTCCAGCTTTCACGTCTTCCTTCATCTTCTATCCATCTGGCATAGCGGCTGGTGTGTATGAAGGACTGGTAGTCAGTAGGTAGTAAATTGTTCATGGTGTTTCTTCTTTTTCTTCAATGAGTTCAATAAGTCGATCTAAGTACCAACGGCACTTCTTTAGGTCTTCGACGGGTTTCTTTTTGTAAGGCCATCGCCACAGGTACTTGAAAGCATTCTGCCAGAGGTAAGCATTGTGACCCCAGACTAGAGAGCCATCAGCCATCGCTTGCATTGCGTCGATGCATTCGATTGATCCTGTGTTGTAATGAGGTGGTTTGTTTACAGCTTCGTCTATCTTGTCGGCTTCCATAGTATGACCTCACCTTTCTCGTTGTCCCAATCCTGACAGCGCAAAATGCGTGCCATTCGAGCCTGTGTCAGCGCGTAGTCCGCTGATAGTTTTTCTTTTTGATATTGTTTGACGACAGCATCCCAAGTCGGGTGGTTTCCCAGTATCTTTTCAGCTGTCTTGATGCCCACTTTAGGACACCCACCATAACCATCGGTCATGTCACCCATCAGTGCTTGTATGAGGAAGTTTCTGTTGGCTTCCATGTCACTGATGACCAGACGTTCATTGTCGTTTGGCCTGTAAAGTTTACAAGGGATGGTCTTCATGTCCTTGTCATCAGACACAATGATTGCTTCGGTGTTCGGCAGAGAGGCCATGATGCCCATGACATCATCAGCTTCTAAGCAGTCCACCATAATGCTATCGTATTCTTCCATAGCCCACTCGACGAGTGCTTTGTAGCCGACTGGTTTACGGACTTTCTTACGTCCGCCTTTGTAAGTCTCTAGTACGTCTTTACGGAAGTTCTTTTGGCCTGATATTGTGACTATTACATCTTCTACAACCAACTCTTTCTTGAACTCATCGACCATAGACGTAAATAGTTTCTTTGCCGCTTTGAGGTCTGTAGAAAGTGACCATACGTCATCACCCCAATCTATCTCATGTTCGACAGCAATGGCTGATCTAAAGAGATACAAGTCCCCATCAATGAGTAATGTGGGGCGCGTAAATGACTTGTTTAAGAGTTCTTGAGATTTCATCATGTATATCCTGTCCATCTAGGGTTACGAACCAACGATTACCCCAGCTATCTTCATCTAATTGATTTGTTATGAAGCCTTCACTTGCCGCTATGGCAACGTGAAGTGCTCCTACTCTTGCGAAGTCTGATTTGACTGTGAATGGCTTACGCCACGCACGATCAATGATAATAAAGAGAAGCAATAGGTTCTCTAAGTAATCGTTCTTCTCAGTGAGTGTCAGCCCAAGTTCTTCCCACGGAATATTCTGCTTCAGTGGCAATGTTAAGTCCGAGAGCAACGCCAGCTTCTTGTGCCATTGTTCCAGCGATATTTCCGACATCGTGTGCTATCCCCTTTGATATACAGGCAATCTGCATTTCGTCATGAATCCAGCCCATGATGAATACTTTGTCGCCATACTTTTCTTTGATTTTGTCGTAGGTCATCATGACCCACTGTTTTGCTACGATTGCCCCAGCTGACTGTAATAATTGCGAGAGGCAACGATGCTCCGACCTGACCCTTAGTTTGCGCCCATCGAGTGCCTTGATGTGACCTCTCTTGGCCGCTGTCTTTAGGTTTCTCTTTAAGGTAGCAAACGCTGGGACAGCCTTGTCGTAGTTGTCTTTAAGTTGCTTACCCTTCTTTGCACCACCGCCAGCAATAGCACCTATTAGCCTATCACCACCGCCGTAGAGCGTAGCATAGACCCAAGTCTTCGCTAGGTTTCTAGTAGCTAAACCAGCCGCATGTTGGTTGTAGGTGTGAATGTCACCCTCAAGTATTTGCTTTGAATACTCGCCGCCATCATAAGGGTGAAGGTAGGAAGCAAGTAGGCGCAACTCGATGCCCGACAAATCCGTACCGCAGATTACCCAGCCCCTTGGTGCTGTAAACAACTCACGGCACTCTTTTCCATAAGGTGAGCCAGAACTTGGTACTTGCTGTAGGTTTGGAGATGTGGCTGTAGCGCGACCCGAAACACAGTTGTTGCTATTTAGTCGGTGTCGTAGTCTGCCATCAGGACTTACCTTCTTGAGCCATGCCCCAGCACCTTCAGCCAACATGCCGATCCTCTTCTGTATTAAGAAGAACTCAGCAAGCCTTTTTGCCTCTGGATACGGAAGGTTAGCCAAGATAGTCTCATCGATCTTCGCCTGACCATTAGGCGTAAACTCTTTCGGCTTCCACTTGTACTTGTCCACCAGACACTTCTGTATGTGTACTCTGGACGCTGGGTTAAAGTAGATAGTTTTAGACTTAACAAACAGTTCACCTTTGACATACCCACGGGTCTTGTTGTTGACTTTAGGATAGAAGTCTTCGGTTACTTCCCAAGGCGGGAATAGTTCCTTTAAATCTTCCTCGATAACATGGCGTTTCTGTGCAAGTTCGGCATACAGTTCACCAGCTTTCTTCTCATCGAAAGTCCAGCCGTTGTTGCCAATCTCACGACATATAGATGCCATGCGATGCTCAAGGTCGATAGACTTCTTACTAGGCTCCGTCTTCATCAACTTCTTGTAAAGAGTGTCAGTCACTTGGGTGTCTTGTATGCAGTAAGTCAGCATCTCTTCGCAGAAACCGCCCCACCCACCAATGTATTCACCTTTAAAGTCACCAAGTCTTAAACCCCAAGCCCTCAAGCTATGGCTTCCCCAGAGTTTCTTGGGAAACTTAGAGACACTGAAGTTACGTTCAGCATCCTCATTAAAGAGGTCTCCATGTATCAGGCGCGAAAGAACTAAGGTGTCAGTTACCTTGGCCTTAGTTGTCCAGTTAGGATAGACAATCTGTATTGCTGGAATGTCGTAGTCGATAATGTTATGACCAATGATTTCATCAGCATTGGCTAACAGATCAAGTGCGTGATCAATTTCATCATCGGTAAAAGAACGTACAACACCAGTGTCAACCTCACGGCAAACAATGCACCAGATACTGTGGACTTCATCTAAGAGACCATTGCTCTCTATATCAAAACACCACCGACTCATCGCTTGTCACCAGAGCCCTTGATAACGCCACGTATCTTTCGAGACTGTAGCTTCTCATTGTTCATGGCGGCTACCTCATTCATAGTAATGCCAAGGTCTTTTGAAAGTGCCGCGATGTACCAAAGCACATCTCCTAACTCGTCGCATATCTCAGCTTTCTTTTGCGCTGGGATTGTGTCCATGCCATCAAAGGTTACATCTTGATCTCTGATGAGTTTCTTGATTTTACCAAGGACTTCACCAGCTTCATTTGCCAGACCTAAAGCTGGGTAGATGACCTTCCATTTGTAGATCATTGTAGACGCCGCATCTGCTTGATATTCATTCATTGTGTATTCATGGATGCCTGTAGTTTTCATCTGAATAACTCCCCTTGTGCATTTATTTGTCTTGTTGCTTTGAATATCTGTTGGTTTCGCCCGTATGGACTTTTGCGCTTCCCTATGACTTCAATAAGCCCAGCGTCTTTCAGCCATTTAAAGTGGTTGGTGATTGAGCCATACGGCATGTGCTTGAGTGCCAGCTGTACCTGTGCACTGATGCAACCTTTGTCTCCAGCCGCTTGGATGACATCAAAGACCATCCTAGTATTCTTTGTTAAATCTGTGTTTGCATACGCCTCTCTGGACGTGCTTGATAAACCACGCATACGTGTTCCTTTGCTTTACTAATGTTTTGGTTTGGGGGAGTTTTTAGAAACCGAAGTTACTATCAGTGGCAGTAAGTCTGCCTGTTTCGCGGTTGTACTGAAGTTCATCCGCTTGGCCTACAAATCCTGTATGCCTATTCTTTAATACGACAAGTTCTCGCTTGCCTGATGTTGGGTCTTCACTATCCACATTCATAGCAATACAAGCAGTCGCCAGCTGTGCTAAACTGTGACTTCCTCTAAGCTGTGACAGCTGTGCTCTATCGCCGCCTTCGTGACCTCTTTCAGAGTTTGGCCTCTTTAAGTGTGACACAAGGATTAATGCCAAGTCCAACTCAGTACACAGGACTGTCAGAGTGTGCATAATGTGATCTATGAGAACTCTCTCGTTGTCTGATGCACCAGCATACGAGCTAACGAGAATACTAATGTGATCTAAGAAGACGACATCGCAACCAAGCCCATGCTTCATGTACCTGATACGATTACAAATGGTGTCTATGTCAAATGACCCAAAGTGATCGAAGAGATAAATCTGACCATGAGATAGTAAGTCATCAAAGCCTGTCTTGATCTCCTCTGGTGTTGCCGCATCCTCATCAATCACAATGTTTCTATTGATGTGGAGACCTACGAGACCTTGGGCTGTACGCTTAGTGCTTTCTTCTAGCATCAACATGCCAACCCGTGTTCCTGACATGTGTAGGTTGTAAGCAATCTCACGGATTAATGTAGACTTGCCTGTGCCACTACCAGCCACAATAGTCACAATGCCCTGTCGTATTCCTTTGAGCATATTGTTTACTCTTGGATATGGGTATTTCATTGGACTTTCAGCGTCTGGAGTTGCTACAGTCTCACGCATGTCAGACATCTGGACTATACCATCTGGCCTATAATCAGCCGCCTGATGTATAGCATTAATGATTGCTCCAGCCTCACCTTTGACAAGGCATTCATTGGCATCCTTGTGTGACAAGACAGCAATCTTAACTTTGCCTATGGGCAGAACTTCAGCACACTCAATGGCGGCCTTACGTCCAGCTTCATCCTGATCAAACATTAAGATTATCTCTTTAAAGTTGTTGAGGTAATCAATGTTCTCTAACAGGTTCTTCTTTGCCCCAGCACTGCCGTTCCTCACAGACACAGTAGCAAACCTATGCTGTTGTACCTGTGACACGCTCATGCAATCCAGTTCGCCCTCTGTGACCACCAGTTTCTTACCAGCTGACCATAGATGCATACCAAAGAGACCATTGATCTTCCCAAGTGTAGGAAACTGCTTGTCTCTGGTGCGTATCTTCTGGCCTGTTGTCTTACCCTTGGCATCCTTGTAGTTAGCCACCTGTATTGGCTCACCCCTGTTGTCCTTAGTCACAAAGTAACCAAACTTACGACACGTCTGCTCAGTCAACTTACGTGACCTTAGTTCCATGAAGTCGCCTGATAGTAGGCTACTGTCTGTCTTGGTCGGCGTTGCGCTGGGCGTGTACTCTCCGTCAGCTGGGGTGTGCTTCAGACAGCTAAAGCAGAACATATGTCCATCGCTATATAAGCTGTTTGCATCCGATGACCCACAGGCATCGCATTGTTCGTGAGACACAAAGGTGCTCTCTTCTTGTTGTTCATTCATTTGTTGCTTCCCTTAAAATAAAAAAGGGCGATCCTAAGACCGCCCCTTGCTCTCTTTATCCAGCCTTCGCTGGTTTTGTAGCTACTGCTACTTGGCTTGCTTCATGCCTAAATGACACTCTTCAATCCACTCTGATGGTATTCGCTTGTGTGCCCATGCGAACCCATTCTTTGTGCAAAAGTCAGCATAAGAAGTCTTAGACCCCTTATACAACTTTGCGTTTGCATTCTGGAAAAGAAAACGTAGGTCAAGGTCTGGCAGTTGCTTCTTAATCAACACATGTTTCTGTCGATCAGCTGTAACCCAGCGTCCTTTGGTTTCTAAGAACCATACACCACCAGCCTTTGGGAGAATAAAGTCTGGGGTGTACTTGGCAGTCCGCGCTGGGATCAGGTAAGACAGTCTCTCAGTTTCATAGGTAAATGGAATACCTAGTCTCCTGAGTTCTTCAGCAACACCAACCTCAAGACCTGATCTATAGCCTTCCTTGATACCTCGGTATCTTTGCTTAAAAGTCAAAGTTGTCTGCATCCTGTGGAGTACCAAAACTACCATCGATTGCTGATGTGTCCACAGTGAACCCACCTTCCTCGATTGCACCAAAGCCTGTTCCGTTCATACCTTGGATGGCTTCGACAATCTGGACAGCTTGTAGTGTTATAGACACCCCAGCCTGACCGCTGACCTTATAGACATTTAGGAAGCCTTTTAGTCTTAGACGACTGCCACCACCGATCTGTGGTAAGGCATTGGTTGGTACTTTTTGACCAGCTGTGTCGTAGAACTCAGGCATATACTTAGACTGTAACTTAAAAGCCACTTCCCCAGTTTCTTCGTCAGTCATATAAGGTACTCTGTAATGAGCCTTCCCATGTTCTTCTTTTGCCGCATCCTCAATAATCTTTATTAAAGGCTTTGCGTCTTCTGGAGACAGCAACAGTTCTGACTTATATTTACCTTCGCTATCGAAGGCTGTGTCAGGTTTCAAAAGGTGTGGATACTTAGCCACGCCTGTTGGTGTCTGGAAGTTTATCTTTTGTTTTTTAGCCATACTTTTGTCTTTCTAAAGTTAAAAAGGCCACCCCTAGATGACTAGAGATGGCCTTTTATGTTTGGGAGAAGAAGTCCCTAGAGTCCTTAGGAGGAGGTGTAGGGTCTAGGGGCTTCTTAAGGGTGACATAAGTATTAACTGAAGCAGAATTGGCTCTCCCTTATCAGCTGTAAGTTAAGGTTTCCCATTTGTGGTATTGGGTCTACATTAGACTTCTCAAAGTCAAACGGATGATCCAGCTGTTGCCTTAGTTCTTCTTGCCATTTGAGCAACAGGTTTTCGGCCTCATACATCTCAATGTGGGCTTCACGGACACCATAGTAGAGGTCGTCTACATCTCCTGAGATTGCGAAACTGTCGTGGATCATAAAGAAGTCTTCAGTCACCCCTGCATCCAAAAGTTTTACAATTGTCTTTGCCATTCCAGAGGCGTCTAAAGAGTGTATCAGGTTAGCGGCTACAGATGCTGTATTCTTTCTCACATCAACCTTACCTGTATCCATACTCAAAGAAACTTTAGACCTCGTTCTCATGCCCACCGCTGTATCAAACAGAAATATCTTAGTCTCCACCCTGTCCCTCTTTAGATAGTTATGGAAGACCCTAAACCCACTAGGCGAAGTCCAGTTGACCAGCTTGTTTTGCTTACTAAGAACATTGGTGCACGACTGTATCCACTTCATTGCTCCAGCGGCCTTTGGCAAGGTCTCCACAATGCTGTCGTAACAATGTTCAGCAAGGTATCTAGCGGCAACTTTTCGCTCTTTGTTAGTCCTAGCAATTGGATGAAACTCGATGTCCCCGTAGCTCACGTCACGCTGTAGCGGTTTCATTACGTCTTCCATAAATTGACCAGTCATACCAGCCGCAACGCTGGAGTAAGCAAAAACCATGGATGGTCTCTTACACAGCTTCCTGTCCACACCATAGTCCAGCCAGATACGCGCTAGTTCTGCCTTAGTGATGGGGTTCTTTCTAAAGACACTACTGTCACTTATGTCAGTCTTAAGCCTCGTTTGTACCTTGTCAGCTACTGTCTGATAAAGGTCAGCCATTTCAGCCTGTGGAACAAGGTTTACAAGTTTACCCTCGTCCTCTCCACGAGTAAGCATTGAGTAATGCTGAACGCCACTGTTAGTACCATCCAGTGAGATAGGTATGAAGTTTACAAAGTCGTCACGTTCCTCAAGATAACGTGCATACTCAAAGATTGCGGCTAACATTTGAAAAGGCTTGTCTGCACCAGACCATTGACCCAGACTAGACTTATAGTCTTTAGCCATGTCCAAGAGTATACCCTCATTCTTGTCAAACCAAGCCACACGCTCATCAAGAGGTGCTTTGTCGATCTTCTCAAAGCCACTACAGTTTGCAATGTGTATCTTGAGCCACTTGATGTTTTGACCATCGACTACACGTCCTCTTTGAAACTGAAAGAGTGACTTGATGTGGTCGTCTCTATGGTAGTTAAAAGAAGGAACCATATTGAAGCGACCTCGGAAATCACATGCCCAAGGGATCGTAAACCACTCGTGCACTGCTAGTTCATTAGCTATCTGCAAGTCTTGCTTCATCACAGCTTCAGCACCCTTGACCCTGCGGTCAGTGTTTCGCCATTCACGCTGGTCTTCTTTGATTGCTTTCTTTAGCTCCTGATCCATTGTCATGTGATCCTCTGGAAGCCTCGGAAACTCAGGTTTATCTCGCTTTGGAAACTTACCGAATGACTGGCGTGTCTCCCAGCACCATTCGACGACTTCCAACATCTCCTCGTTGATACACAGCCTCGTTTCTTGCAGTGCATTGAGTGCTCTAAAGTGTTCTGGAGTTTCCCCTTTGAAACTGTGTTCTATGGCCTCAATCTGCTTCGCTGAAGCCCCTCTAACTAACTTCACGCACTCAGCTAATCTCCAGTCCTTATAAGCCCCTGTGTGGAACCCTATCCACGGGTTCGGGGTGTCCATTGGAATGGGCTTTAGTAGTGGTTGTGACCATTGTAGATACTCTTTGCTATTCTCAATTTCGCGCTGGGCTTCCTGAGTAAAAGACAAACGAGTGATACTGTTTTTTGGCGTGGTGTACTGAGTGTCCTTTTGGAAGACATTACAATACTGAAAGATTGCTGAAAGAACTGGTGCAGAGTTTGCTGTGCGTCTCTTTTTGTGCATCTTTCTGTCAGCTTTAGTTTCAGAGATACCGAAGTATACAGATTTGGTGCCATTCTTAGTCGCTATGTTCCTGAGTGCCTTCAGCCTGACGTGTGCAGACGTGTGTGTTTTAGAGACCATATCAACAATGCGTTTATTGTTTCTATTTTGCTCTTCGTCTTCACTGTGAAGTAACTCAAGTGCTAGACACTCACGATCAATCAGGCTTCCTATTTCCTGAGTGACTGCATTCATTGTTGTGTCTTTTAGGACTGCATTGTAACAAGTCTGTAAACCGATTAAGGCCAGCTGTCGTGGGTCTAGGTGCATAAGGTCGTTAAGCCACGTTGGGCGGCGTCCTTTGCCTTGTCTAGCTTCCTCGATGTCTTTGGTAAGTCCGTCTGCAACTAAGTCTAATACTTGCTTTAGTTGACTATATTCTGGTGCTTGCTCGGTTACGTTATCTGCCTGTTGGTACTTCTCGTTAAACTTACGTCTGCCATCTTGTTTCATGGTCTCGTTGTAGGCTTCTGAGATAGGGTTTGCCTGTGTGTTGCTATCGTTGCTCATGTTTTGGCTCCCCCTTCTTTGTTGTGTAAAGTGGTTGGGGCGGTCTCTGGGTTGCACCAGCTAGACAGTGGATGTCCAAAGAAACCTTGTTGGCAGTTATTCGTTTTTACTTTCATTTTACTTTACTTCCCTTTTCTTATGTTTCCATTCCAAACAGTTCACCCTGCTTGACTTGTGGCTCTGTAATAGTTTTGCTTTTCGCTCCTCTCATGAGTTCTGCCATAGACCGAAGGGTCTCTGGTGCTGTCTTTATGTATTTTCTGGTCGTGTTTAGGTCTCGGTGTCCTAAAAACTTCCCGATGATGTCTGTGTTATAAGCCCCACTATTAGCCAGCGTGGTTGCACAGGTATGTCTAGTCGTGTGGAACGTATATCTCTTGTCTGAATTTAAGATTGCTCGTCTCATGTGCTTCCACCCCCGATAGAACAATTTGCTGTTCCAGTTCTTAGAGACAACAGTTCCTAATTTCCTGATAGCTCTTAGGGCTTCATCATTGATGGGCACTGTGCGGCTGTCTCCGTTCTTGGTGTCAGCCAAATAAACTGAGTAACCACCTGTTTCATCGACTATTAGAGTTTGCTCGTTTATGCTTCTGATCTCCCCTATTCGCATCCCAGTGTGAATGCAAATAATAAAGTAGAACTCTAAGTCTCTGAAGTCAGCACTATTCCGAAAGTAGGAAGACATTAGGTCTATCTGAGACTTTGTAAAGTATAAAGGTCGCTTGTTACCTTTGACCTTTCGGTACTTAAATTTGGGCACATGGCTAATGTGCTCCTCAGACACTGCATGAGAGAACGCCTTTACCAACATAGCCCCATAGTGGTTTATTGTATTATTAGACAACCCCTGCTCCGCAAGACTGTCAAAGAAGTGGTGGATGTGGCTAGGCTTAAAGTTGCTTATGTCCCTAGTCCCATAATCAGAGAAAGAGGCAAATCGCTCGGCTTTAGTGATGCTTCGGGCTCGGTGTGCTTCAGTGCCATCCCATATTAGCTTTGCATCCATTTGGACTAACTCAAGAAATGTCATTGGACTTTCTCCCTTGTTGCTGATGTAGGTTTATAAGTGCCCTGTGGTGTCCCCTTTGAAACTCACTGTCCGCTGGGTCTTGCTCGTAAAGCATTAGCGCACTTTCAATACAGTAGATGTCGCCTGACGCTACTGCTTCCCTTGCTGACTGCATTCCTAATGCATAATCAGCATTCATTTGTATTACTTCACCCATTGGACTTTCTCCCCTGTTGTTCACGTACTGCCATGTCTATAGCTCCAGCCTTAGCTTGCTCTAGTTCCTGTTGTGTTAGGTTGCTTGCCATTGCTTGTGCTAATGTTGCGGCGGCCTGTGCCCTGTCTATTGATCTGGCGGTTAGACTGCGGAACAAGGCGACTTGCATTGCTTCAACTACTGTTTCTGCTGTGTAATTAGTAATCATTGTAGTAAACCTCCTCGTATACTGACGTCTTACCGCCAGTGATTTGTGCATAAAGTTTTGCGTGATGTTCAGCTGTTTCCCTGTCCGTGTAGGTTCTCAGGTCAACGCTGTACTTCTCGTCCTCAAGTAAGATGCGGTAGCGTGTGATTTCTTCAGTCATGGTGCGCCTCCATAGTATACATCCCACACCCTTCAACCCATTCGTCCCAACCTTCTTTCCAATCATCGGCTGTGTATAACGTCCATTGACCAGAATGACCTAGGTTGATTGCATAGAGAACTTGCTCAAGAGACCATTCTTGTACTTTATTAGTGCTTAAACATTTAACTTTGTAAGTTTCCATCTTTTGTTCCTTCGCTAGTTCATGCTTGATTGCATGAGCAAACCCAACGCCTTGACGCTGGGCTAACTGATGCAATCAACTGGCTAGTTCTCGCTGTATCTTCAGACCCTTGAGAAGCATTGCTTCAGCGTCTGCTTTCTGACCCCTTCTCAATCGCTCGTAAGCCCAAGAGACCCAGCCAGCGGCGTCATGTGATAAGACTTCTGGTCGCTCGGCTGGGGTTGGCTCTGGCTTGCTCTCGACTGCCATTGCTCCCACTGAGTTTTGATTTAGGAATGCCAGCAAGTCAGCCTTCATGACTGGAACATCAACCTCAATGTATTTACCATCAAGTTTTCTAGCGTCTGCCTGAGTGCCAGCCCAGTCGCCGCGTTTGTTTGTGTAAAGTCTCATTTGATTTCTCCTGCAACTAGGCTCAAGATGTCCTGCTTGGCATCATCAATCCGTCGCTGGCATTTATCTATTACCATTTGATCTGGGGTGGCATAGTTACGCTGATGCACTATGGCTCTAGTCCAAACCTGTATGAGATTGATTTGATCAAGAATGTCTGTGTTAAGAGTGCTTTTCTTTGCTTTCACTGGTGCTGGCTTTGCATTTAGTAGCCCTTGCATAATTGGGTTGTTCATTCTTTTGTTCCTTCAGTTGTTGTAGTGGATAAGTCCACTGGATGACCCACGCCGTAGCATGGGTGCACCAGTAGGCTCAGTAGCTTCCGTATCCGTAGATGACTGCTAGAACTGTTAGGATGATGCCAGACAACAGGGCAAAAGATGCTAGGGCGTCTGGAGTTAACATGCGGTTTAGAAGGTGTCTCATGCTACTTCTCCCACATGTGCATCATAAAACTCTGTAACATAGTCAATTAATTCAGAGTTAAGATTGTGAAGTAGTTCTGTTCCCAAGTAATCAACGATAACTTTCTGAGCATATCCATATGAACACTGTGCATCGTGTGCAATGTACTTAGTAAACTGTTCGATAACGAATGAGCGTAGTTTCTTGCGGCTGTCTAAACACTCACCTATTCGCTTTAGGTTCTGTCTGTAGTGGTCTTCACCTAAGTATGACCCATCGAGCCAGCAAGAGAACATTCTGATTGTATGGTTGTCCCCAGCCATTACAAGTACATGGCTATCTACAGCTTCTTTTATTCCCTGTAGGTCTCTGATGATGTTGCTTTTGATTTCATTTGTCATTCTGTAGTTCCTTCTTTGGTTAAGAAGGTACTTGCTGTCTGACTAATCCCTCGGCCTATTGTTGGCTCTGGTGTTGCGATCTGATCCGCTCTGGTGGAGGGAGTTACAGTCCCCTGCCACACCTTGCGGCCTGTCGCCCTATCT